GTCTCGGCCTGACTGACGCTTTTCACATATTCGACAGTAGAACCTATTTTTCGAATTCAAGATTTTACTGAAATCTTGAATATTCTGAATTCACGAATGAATTATGTTCAATGATCGCCTGAATCATCAACCAATCGATTTTCTGCATTTTCTTCGGTATGCCATTGATCGCTTTATCGTCAATGTAGACATCTGCACCAGGTTTCGCGAACGTGTGGATTATGTCGATTTTTCTGTCTTTAAACCATTGCTTCGCCTCATCCAGCCTGTCACCTTGTCTGGCTGTATATAAAAACAGCGTGTGCTTTTTCTGCAAATCTCTCAATACCTGCGAACAATATGGCATTTCTTCGCCAATGCCAGGATATGCATTTTCTACACACGTTCCATCAAAATCTATTGCTATCCGCATTTGTATTCCCCTTGCAATTCGTAACTAAACACAATATCACAGCCATCGATATTGCATGACTGGCAAGACGGCATGTTTACCGTGAAGATCTCACCGCTGCATTTAATCCGTGAATCATTGACATCGACAAAGCGAACAAAACCATCTCTAACGGATTCAACGCGCATCGTTCGATCGTATTGTCCATGTCGAATCTTGTACAGCTGACCTTCTTTAAACTCACGATTGTCGCACCCATAGAGTTTATCCCGGTATTTATGCCAATATTCACGCCTTGATCCGTCCATTTCATCACCATGATTGAGCTGTTCAGAATTTCCGAACGGCTGAACTGTCCTGCCTGTTTGCGTTTTTGTCTTTTTCGATAAAAACTATGGTTGTTTTGTTGTGAAAATCTCTTTTTCGATACTTTTTATCATACTCAAGCGGATCTCCGAATTTTTCATTATACAATCCATAAAAATAAACGTTTACATATGTTGCTCTAAAAAGCAATATTTCCCAGTCTTTTTCAAGCCGTGAAAAGTAACCCTTAAACCATTCTTTGCATTGATCGATATCACCATGAATTGAACATGTGAAAATGCGACCATATCGCCCGATATGATTTTTCTTTTTAAATGTCTGGAAATGATCAAACGGTCCCCAATAAAGTTCACCAATCTTTTTAAAGAAATTTTTGAAGTGTCCGTTTGGATCTGGAACAGCGTTGAATTTATCTAAAAATAAAGCCATATCTCTTGCTGGTATAACAAACCTTTTGTGGGTTTTTTTAAGATCATCGAATGGATATATCATCTCACGTTCTCCTTATAACCGGTATCCCATTCATGTGTTCTTGCACACAGCGAACCGGTTTTCAGCCTGAATTCATCCCATTTCTGATTCCCTGTTATTCCATAATATTTGTTGATGTCATCGCCAACAAGTGGACGCGGGCAGCATTTGTGCGTTACATCGTAGTGTCTCACAACGTGATTGATATCGATGCCATACAGCCGCATCAAATAGGCAATCAACCAGGATGCACGATCAAGCGTTCTGTCATCAATGAACCAATCACGGTCTTTAACCGACATCGATTTCTTGTTGATCTTGTTGTCCATCAAATCGATGCCGATCGAATTATAATTTGTTGCAGCGCAATAAACCTGTTTATCCTTAAGCGAACAATGCCATGCAGCCATTGAACAGGGAACTATCGACACTGTATCGTTGGTTGATACTGCGTAATGGGCGGATTTGGCCTCGTTTGTCCGGTTGTAGTAATCGTAACACCACCACGCATTACACCCAGGTGCGACAGGATAATGACAGACAATCCACTCTATTTTGCACCCTTTCCGGCTTCCATAGTGTAATGACACTTTCCGTTCCCTCCAATAAAAAAGCGGCGGCTGTTTATGTGATCGAACTCACTGGATATCGCATAATCTTTGGTTTTGTACGAATGCCGCCGCCAATAAACAAATAACACATCATGATTGGCGGTTCAATCGTTTTAAGCGCTGAACCTTCCAATACAGATCAACGGCTTGCGTCGTTGGCTTTCCTGTTCGTTTATAGTTGTGTCCACCCATGTTCCATGCGATCACCACATCACGAAACGAATCAAACTCACCCTCCAGGCGCTTCAAATAGGCAACGGCAGCGACCGTTGCACATTGCAAATCTGTTGGATTTGAGCAGCCATATTTGCGGCTTGTTCGTGGCATAAGCTGCCAGAATCCCAACGCGCCAGCGTTTGATCGCGCCTTTGGTGTGCATCTGGATTCAGCAACCATCAAATAATAATAATCCGCAGACAATCCGCCATCGGCAAGCGCCTTTTCGACCTGCATTCTATACGGTTCACAGCGCGCCAGCCACGTCTCAAATGCAAACCCGCTGTTGCATATCAGCAACGACAAAATGAAGCACACAAGCCCATATAGAGCAATTATCAATGCATGTTTGGCTTTCATCGCGATCACCGTCTGGACAAACCATCGATCACCGTTGTCACCTGATTGATCGCCGCTGTGCTGTCTTTGAGCGCTGCTGTTGACGCCTGCAACGCCGCTGTGCTGTCTGCAAGAAGCTGTGCATGTGCTGCCTTCGTTTCGGCAGTTTCCCGCTGCATGTAGTCTCTGAATTCGCGCTCAATCGCTGATTGACGTGTATATAGCTTGTATGAAACAAACGCCAACACAGCCACGATAAAATATAGACCATACGTCGATAAAGCCGCCGCTCCTGTTGTTATGCCATCCATGTTACTCGCTCCCGAAAAATGCTCGCAATGCGTCTATTTGAGCCGCACACACATCAAATTTGTATTCCAGCTCCGAAAGATAATAGATCAAATCCCTGTTTGTCTCCAGTTGCTTCGGTTCCGGATGAATGCACCGAACCAACATCGCTTCCGGCGGCTTGATCACCTGTGTCTGAATCGGCTGCGCAACCTGTGATCTTTTCTCGCACGATGCCAGGCAAACGCTGATCAAGCCAATCACAAGCATCACCGTCAGTTTCAATTTCTCTGATTTTTTCCGCATATTCGCTCGCCCCATTGACAACGCGTTGCATCAATATGATTTGCGATTTGTTGCCGCGTTCCGCCGTCTCCAATGCGGATTTAAGCGCTTCGCTGGTTGCGTCAATCTTGATTTGCATCTGCTCAATCTTTGCGGATTGATCCGCTATGATGTGATTCAATCTGCGGTTGATACAGAACAAACCGACGATAACGACAATCAGCAAAGCGACAACAACTATGATGTTTTTCCACATTGCATCACCTTCCAGACGATGCACGATGCACCGTCTTTGGAAAGTCTACCCAATGCGGACGCAAAAGAAAAGCCCCAAACCGCATGGATTGAGGCTGATTCTTTGGCGGCTAAATGGATAAAAATGTTTGGGTATCCATCCGCAACATGTGCCGCCAATGACTGGATGTGGTATCGAACCACTAACCGTTTGCTTGTTGGCTTTTTGTTTTGTGTGACTGCATCCGATTATATCCCATAGATTCCAGTCTAAGCCGATATCGGAACGGATAATATCGGCGGGATGGTGTGTTATCTGCGATCCTTCGCATCAAACGGGCTGTGTATAGCTCTGTTCGTTCTGCTTGTCAATCGCATTGATCGCATCATCCAGGATGCACCAACGTTCAATATCGTCCAACACATAAGTGTTTTGGCCGTCCGTAAAAAGGCCGCATGTGTCATGACAATACGAAAGCACCTTCCACCGCTCCATGTGCTTCATCTGGCATAGACACACCGCAAACCGGCTTTGTGGAAACTCATTTCGATGCCACATTTGTTTTCCCATCAGACAACTTCACAAGGTGAATTGATGATAATGAATCGATCATGCTCACCACTTCGTCGATCAAAACCCATCGAACGATCTTGCGCTGAACGCGATCAAGATCAGAACTAAACTCGTTAAAATATGCGTCATAGTCGCATATCATATAATCACCATCATCCACTTCGCAGAAGCATTCCTCTTCATCCAGCGGATATTCATGATCTTTGATGTAATGCCACCTAAACATTGTTATCTCCGTTTGATTTCTGGTTAAGTCTACGAAAATCACCATATTTTGGATTGTCTTCATCCTTTCTATCATGTGGATATACGTGAGCCAAAAAGAATTTCGTCATGTCATCTAACATGTCCCAAATATCTTTCTCGTAACACCAACCGGTAATATTCCAAGCCTTGCCGTTATAATCAACAAAACTATAGCTTTCACCATCTTTGTAAAATTCAAGCACGAGACAACCGTAACTCGGTACACGACAAAACACCATGTCTCCATCGTGTTTCGGATATTCGTTTTGTTCTGTGTAGTGCCACCTAAACATCGTTTGTCTCCTTTGCTTCCGAAATCGAATCACAAATCACAGCAGAATCGATGCTGTGCCAACCATCCAGAGCTTCAAACCGGATACCGTTCGCGTATCCATTTGTATCGACACGAAACTCTACACAATCCGAATCGTCATTGATGTAATGATCGGACATTCTTTCAACCAGAGCTTCGATTGTTTCCTGTCTCGAAGCGATAACCTCAATGCAGCTAGGAACAACCGGCTTGAGTGTAAACTTCATTCCTGCATTGCAGGGTTCAGCCCGAACAACCTTATACTGCGACTTTCCCACCCTCAAAAGTGGACTATTGAGATATGAATTTGTTTCGCCCATGACTTTTCTCCTTTTTTTTGTTTGGAAAGTCTTTAAACACAGTGTCTCTAACTTCACGCTTCAAAATGTGAACGCGATTGCGCGATCTTGCACATCCTTTTGCACACTCAATCGCCCTTTCTGATTCAGCAAACCAGCCGATTGGTGCATAAACGCCAAAGTTTTCATTGAGTATTTCAACAATAAACATCGATGCACTTATATTTACATGAATACTCATTATTCCCCCTCCGTTGTGCACCAAATCCATTGCGGCGAGTAATCAAACCTGAATTGCTTTTCGCCGCCATCGAACGCTTTAATATCAATTGACAGGTTAAACACACCATCATCACCAACTTTTTCGATCTCTTTCCAGAATTTGCCGAACTCATTCTGCAAAACGATGATTTTCAGCGGTTTTGCGTTTGGAATGAATTCCACGTGTAAGCCGTCGTTTTTCAGCTCAATTTTGCTCAATCTGTAATCCATTGCTATTCCCTCCATTTGTGTCCATATTTTTTTCGCTGTTCGTCTCTGAACGCTCTGATCTCCAACTGCATTGCACGCCGCTCTTTTACGAATTTGTTCAGACAATTCAGCAAATCGATCTCGCCGCATCCATGCCACTCGACCGCAATCTTTTTGCTGATTCTGCCGCTGTCAACCAGCGACAAGAACAAGCATGTTCGCCAGATTTTTGTGCAAAGGCCGCGCGCAAATTCAATCATTTCCTTTTCTGTGTATCTTTCGTCATCCGTTCCCATTGGCGATCCTCCAGTTTATTCGGCTGCAAACGGCAATTCTTTTTGACCGTCATCAACCGGAATTTGAGACAAAATGCGCGTGTGATATGCCAGGTAATATTTCCGTTCTGCATTCTGAATGATGTGCTGCACTTCCGCGCCATCGCTGCACGCGCCGATCACATCAATAAAGTCATCACTGCATTCAAAGCCATGCCGCTTGCACAGCTCTTTGATTCGTCTGGTTGTGATCTCATCCAAAAGATCGTTGATCACACCATCGACATTGATGTGTTCACCATGTGTTTCACTGTCTGGATTGAATGATATCAAATCCAGCATTTGCGCATAAAGCAACAGCGCCTTTAACTTCTTTTCTACCGGTTCCATGATTAAAAACTCGCACACGCCGTTATTGATTGTTGTTTCGTTCATTTCGTTCCCTCTTTTCTTTTCGTAGTTTGTTGAGTTGCTTTGAAAAATTCACATCTTCATTCATGTAGAAGATGCATTCTTTGATGTTTCGCGCCGTCATTTCTGCGGATAATATCGCATAGTCAATGGCGTTGCGTTCAATGTGAATTGGTGTGCAATCTTTGACCGCTTTCATGCTTTTGATGCATCCGGAAATCACACATTGCACATGGTTCATCATGTTCAATAGCTTTTTTTTTCGCGCAATGTATGACGAAAGCGGTGTGGATTTGTGTTGCTTAACCGTCTTTGTTGCCATCTTCACCCCATTCATGTTTAATCATTTCGTTTAACAGATTGATCTTTTGCGAAATCCGTTCAATCAAATGTGATTCACTTTCAAATGCTTGTTCAAACCGTTTGTATTTGGGATCATCTTTGGTGATCGTCATGCTGCCGGACAAACATTCTGTGTTTGGAAAATGAATATTCACCGGTTCAAATTTAAATTCCGTTCTGTTACTGAACACCACAATCATTGAAGGGAATGGCGCTGCATTCAACGCGCCACCAAATTTAAGCCGTCCAGGAATGAACCTGATTTCTGCATTATTTCGGTTGTAAATCCATTTGTGAAACCACCTTGTGTCTGTTCTTGCTGGTATCAGCATCACAGCGATACCGTCATGCGTTGCACACTTCTCAACCCATTTCCCGATCTCCCTTCCGTATGGTGGATTACAGAACACAGTGCATTCACCCCAATCCTGTTGCAAACCATCCTGATCTGGTGTGAAGTATGTTTGACACTTGTGATTATCGTCGTTTGCGCATGGATCCAGATCAAAGTGAAATTCCTTGTCCAGCTTATCAAACAGATCCTGCGGTGTTTCCCAATCCATTCGATTTGACGAAAAAAGCACTTTATTCATTTCCGTTTCTCCCTTAATTATTCACAAGCCCGGAAAGTCTCGCACGGCTCATAATGCGTTCCCATTCATCATGTTCCGGTGTTCCCATCGGCGGTTCAGATGGTTGCTCCCACCGAACGTCAATTTGTGCATCATCCGTTTGTTTTTGCTTTTGTCTCATCTGTCTTTTCTCCGTTCCTTGTTGTTTTTCCTTGTCATACCGTCCCAGGAAACCATTCTCGATCATCCAGTCTTTGGCGCTGAACCCATATCCAGACCGCCGAAGCACGCCGAATTTAATGCATGTGTCCCATACTCTTTGCGTTTGCGCCATCGGTGTCCCTGCGTAAGCTGCGAGCGATTGCGCATCAACAAAGAATTTCGATGACGATAACGAAAATGTGAGTATGCGAATGAACAGCATCACCCGAAGTGCATCGAATCGATCGCCAGGCGTCTTGCGTTGCAGCTCCAAAGCGCATGGACAATCAAGAATTGCGTCTGACATGCGAAAATAAGACGGCATGGTTTAACCCTGTGTTCAATAGTTCCCGATTTGCTCTTTTTCCTGCTTATAGAGCACACGCGCTAAAGCGGATCGCTGTGCATCCGTCATCTGTTCCGGCGAGCGTATTTCATCGGTTTGCAGTATGTCCGCAAACGACTTCAAGACGCTTTCCTGTGCCTCACCAGCTTTCATCCGCCTTGCCATCGCTGCCAGGATGAACGGCAATGGATCTTGCTTCCGTTTCGGCTGATTGCTGGCGCTCTGTGGTGTCTCTGGCGGCGATTTGGGTTGCGGCTGTGTCGATGATGCAGAAGGCGCCTTCGGACGCTGTGAAGCGGCTGCAATGCCGTCTGTATCTTCATCGGCTGCAATCGCAAAGAATGCGGCGAGCGCGTAGCGGCGAAAATAAGTGATTGATGCACCCATCTGTTGTGTTTGATTTGCACCCTTAACGGCTGTTTCACCAAAGCACAATTCGTCCTCAACCCATTCGCCAGACACGTGAAAAACGCGTGTTTTCAACACAAAATTTTCATCATCAAGCGTCGAAACGCTTTGATAAAACCAAACTCCATGTTTTGGCAAAACGTCTCGAAGCATCTCTATGATCCCGTCTAACGTTGTGTATTTATAGCCATATCCGGCTTTATTTTTCTGGACGCTTCGCAAATCCGGTGCACACGCAACCAATGCTTTGAGCAGCTCACCGATTGTCTCACTTGATCGCATCATCTTCACCCCCTTCTTCGTCCTCATCCCACAGCGCTCCATCGTGCAAACGGCTTGCAAATCGCGCTCGCCCAATTGCGTTCAAACGCTGTGCATATCGCCAGACACACCGCATTTCGTCCAGTTTGCCGCGTTCCGCGAATTCGATCGCGCTCTTTGCAAGTGCAAAAATGATGCGATCTGTTCGCTTTCCGCTATCAAGAAGCGTTGTGAGCACTTCCTCAATTTCTTTCCTCAGTCGTTTGATTTTCATGCTCTCCCCTCTCTCACCGTCCAGACATCGACTGCAAGCTGTGCAGCATCGTCAAGCCACGTCCAGAAATCATCATCATCCGCTTTGAGCTGCCGCAAAAATGCAACCGTCATTCGTTCCAGGATAAGATTCTTTGCTTTTTCTTTGTTCATTTCGTTGCCTCCATTGTCAAAATGACATGATCCGTTATTGTCCGCTCAATCACGCGCTTCGGGTATCTGGCGAATTCTTCAACCGCTGCCAAGACGCGCATCGCCTCGATCGCCTTGTCTGCATCGCTGTAGTGGTAATAATCATGCCACCAGCCTCTAACGCAGTATTGCAAGACGAATTTAACCTGCCTATCATCATCCATGCGTGTAACTCCATCAAATCGAACGTCCTGTTACGTTCTAGCAACGTGCTTTTAACGTGCTTTTTATCAAGTGTCAAATTTTTTGATCAAAAATCGCACGTAAGCTCGCAAATACGCATAAACGTTGGATGATATGTGAATTGTGCATTTTTCAAGACAAACCCCAACCATCACAATCCAGACCAAAAAGGACAAAAGCTGATCCATCACTGCATGAAAATTCATCCGCTGATAGGTCTGTTTTTTCGTCTACGCGATTTTTGACACATACCCAACACAAACACACCAATACAACAAACAGAGCGTCAGACGTGCCTTAAAACTCGAATAAATGGCATGATGTAAAATCCGTAGGTTTTAAGCCGTAAAAAAGATGAAGCGTTGTGAAAAGCTCGAAACGATCCTGCGATAGATAGGATCGTGCACACGCGCGGGCGTGCACGCGCGCGCACCCGCGCGCGTTTTTATTTTTTATTTTTATTTTTATTTTTATTTTAAGGTGATTTTTGCAAAATTTCAGATTGTAACCCATTGAATCTATTGGACAAAAAATCGTCACCTACCCTCCACCTACCCTCCACCTACCCTCCACCTACCCTCCACCTACCCTCCACCTACCCTCCACCTACCCTCCACCTACTTTTGGGATCCAATAAAATCAATGGGTTGCGGAAAAAGTGTGCATCCAAACCGGTGATCATGGGTGTGGACTGACTGTGGATAAGTAGACAAACACAAGCAAACATGCGGGTTTGGTGTTGTGGATAAAAGAAAAGCCCCAACCGCCGAAACGGTTGGGGCTGTGTTGGCTCGCTTTGGGTATGATCGCGAATCCGCATCATCGGTATCAGAACGGCTGGATATCGTCAAGATCTTTGGGTGTGCCAATGAAATCCACGATCAAGCAACGGATGATCTCATTCACTGTGGTGTCAAGCGTTGCCGCTGCAACCTTCAACCGTCGCAAGTCTGATTCACTCACCACAACATTGATTCGTCGCTGATTTTCAATCGGCTGTTTGCGGATTTCCGCATTTTTCCTTATGTTCATTGATATTCCCCTCCATAGGTTGGATATTGGTGGAAATCGATGGACATCGGGCCTCGTCCCTCGATGCTGTCAAGCGTGATTTCTGTCAAGCCGCGCAGTTTTGTGATTCCTTCATCATCCCATTTTTCGATCGCATTTTCCGCAAATTTCCACGCGGCTTTTGCAAGGCGCTGATCCGTTGTGTCTGTGCACCAGAAATTGATCACGGTGTCGAAAAATCCGTGAAAAGTGGTTGAACCGTCTGCGTTTAAGCGTTCATCCCAAAATTTGCATGTGATTGTGTGCATCATTTCCGTTCCCTCCATCGATGCCGGTTGCGGTGCAACCGGCTATGTTATTTGCAAATCTCCCAAATATACTCATCCAGATTTGTGTCATTCCACACAGATGGATAATCGGATTTGTGTGATTCAAGCTCGTTTTCGTACAGATTCATCACAAGCTGTTCCATACCCTTCCTTGTGAAGCTCGCATCACATAGATCGTGTGTCGATGTAAAGCTGAACAATTCTGGATAACATACCGACCAGCCGCGCATGATGCAGCATTCGCGATACGATGCGTTGGTGAAGTGGATTCCGTTCAATCCGTTGCGAAGTCGTTTCCAAATCTGCTCAAGAATCCAGGTGCATTCTGAAAAGCGGTTTGTCTTGATCGCATGAAGCATCACCGATTTTTTCCCTGCCATTTCCGTTCCCTCCAATAATCGGCGGGATGATTCCCGCCAGTTTGTTAAAGCTCGCAATCCTCATCCATGTGCCAAACGCGATCCGCGTCAACGAATCCACACCACCCGTTCGATCTGCCGTGATTCTCATCACAGTAGACATCGACCTCGCTGATCTCGCCCTCTGCATATTCGATCGCGTCTTTTGCCGCTTCGACCGCTTCGACCAGACTAACAAGACCATCGCCGATAAACTCCGACTGACTAAGATTCTCACGACCACCGTTTCTTGTTGTTGCAATAAGCTCGAATTTCATGATCCAACCCTCCAAAAAGCCTCTGTCTCATCCCGTCAGGGAACCGTTCCCTGCCGTTCATGTCTCCCTTATACACATATCCACACAACAATGCAAGAAAAAAAATCACAAAAATGCACTTTTTTCTGAAACCCGCATAAACACTCGCCGAAATACATCAAAAAAGCGAAAGCTGAACCGGTTGATCGCCGTCGGGTTGTTCAGTTTTTCCAGAAATCGCCAAACCCATCGGCAATGACGGATTGCAAACGCACATAACTTCGTTGGCGCGTTGCCTGTTACGTGTTCCGGTGCACTCCATCAAGACAGAACCAGCGTCCAAAGCGAGCTGAACCAGATCGCTGCACGGTGCATCGAATAGCCAATATCCACATAATCCGCAATCAATCACGGATGAACAGAACGCGCGCGCTTTTCTCGTTTCGTCGATGTAGTCACCATATCCCCAAGACTTCGGCCTCACCATGTAAGGTGGATCCATGACAACCAAATCACAGGATTTGCAATAATAGCGCGCCTTTCTATCATCAAGCAATTCGTCGATGATGATCAAATCATCCGTCCAGTGTTCGCAATCGGCTTCGCTGTAATCCACACCAGGGACTTTTGCGCGCGGTGTATTGTGGTTCCCCATGTAAAACGCGCGTTCGCACGTTTCGCGATCAATGCCGGTTGCGACAATGGCTCCAAGCCTCGCTTCGGTTTCGGGATCATATTTCTCATACTTTGCATTTGCAAAGTAACCACCGTTTGCGCGCATCTCATGCAACACACGATTGGTATCGGCAACCACTTCAAGCCTTTTTCGATAATACATTTGGCAATCGTTGCAGATGCACACCACATCATCACGCCAATGCTTAATCATTCGGCTGATCGAAAAAGATCCGCCGAACGCATCAAACACAATGGCGTGTGGTTTGAGGCGCATCACAAGCGGCTTTAACACTCTGTGCCATCTCAACTTGTTGCCAACAAACGGCAATGGTGGACGTTGGAAATGCATATAGAAGCCAAAAAGCCCGCTGAACTGCGGGCTTTGTCGTTATTCCGGATTCTCTTCAACGTTGGTGCACGTTAAACGCACAACAGTTCCATCGCCAAGCGTTAAATCAATCGTTTTGTTTGCTGTGCTATATTCGGCCTTTAACGGCATGTATTCGTAGTCAAAACTATGTTCTTCTTTGCCTTGTATCCCTGAATAATATTCCATAAATCCGCTAAAAAATGCAATATAACCAGGGTGTTCGTCTGTCGCTCCGTCTTGAACCGATAGTCCATCACCAAGTATGATTTGATCATCAGCAACGCGAACAGTCTTTGTCTTTGTGATCGTCTGCTCTGTATCCAGTGTTACATAATCGCCGCTGGTGCTGCCGCTGTCATCGACAACGGATGACATCGGAATAGGCAAATCGAAATTGACGGTGAAAGAATCGGCGATTGTAAAGCAAGAATTGTCATTGCAAGTCGCTGCAAAGATAACATCATCCGCCTCGTCATATTCCGGATCAACGCCGTCTTTTTTGAGCTGTGCACAGATGCACACGCTTTTAACCGGTAAATCACCGCTATCGGCTGCGGTGAAAGATGCGACCACTTTCAAGCCGTCCGAACCAGCCGAAACGCCGCTGATTGTGCCTTCGATGCCGTCATACCAATCAGCGGGCTTGTTGGCGAGATCCGCACGTGAATCATCCCACTGTGATCCACTTTTTGCGCGTGTGAAAACCAGCTTCTTTGATCCGCTCGCCGCTTTTCTCACCAAAGCCGCGCCAGCGTTTGAAATAACCATCATTCCGAACATATCATTTACCCTCCGAAATGGCTGCAAAACCAGCCTGTTCTAATATTTCGACAAGCTCATCAACTGAATCACCTGTCAACCACTCCACAAATCCTTCGTCGGAATAGACCTTTACAGCGTCATCATCAACGATGCCGAACGCTTTGATCTTTCCTTTTTCTTTAAGCCCAAAAAATTGATCTGGTTTACCGGATAACCCAAAATAGGTATCATCCATCATCTTTAAACCCAGATATCCGCTTGTTTTTCGTGCGGTTGTAACCGTTTTCCACTCATCACCGATCTTCACTCTCACCGGCTTTGATGCAATGCGCTTGTTTATAGGTGCACCAAAGCCGCGAACAGCGCCAGCATTTGGTTTTACGCCTTGCAAAATGATCCCGTATGACAGTGTTTTGGTGTCAACGTAAATATAATAATTGCTCGCCTTTATCCCCTTGAACGGGTTGGCGCGCTTCGCAAATCCCTTGATCTCGATCCCTGCAATCTTTTTCCATTGCTCGATCGTCTGATCGTTTTCGATCTGCGATACTATCTGATTCACTATAGTTTGCAAAGAATTCATAAGCCGCAAGCCCTTTCAAATCATCCATTTATGATATCCTCTGTAGCAGTGTAACGCCATTGGAATCAGTATTTGATATAGCCTTATATGAACCCGCTGTTATGTATTTGGTTTTAGTGCTTCCTGATAAGTCACAAGCCTTAAAGGTAGAGGCTGATATGGATATCGAATCCCCTACGGAATATGATGAAACAAAAGAATCGGGAACCGCACACACAATACAACCCACAGGGATAACAAGATTATTTGAGCCATCGATTGACGGCGCTGCACCGATATAACCGGACGCGCTCACAATGCCGGACGTTGTATCTATCGATGCAATCTCAGTTTCGCTCGCATTTTTGACCGAAATTCCGTAGTTCGTGACCTGTACACGGACTTTTTGCGAGCCGTCCACGCACTTAATCTGCGAAGACGCAGAGACCACAACCGGATCGGTGAACGTCGCTACACCCTCAACAGTTAGAGACTGATGTATGTATGCACTTGTCTCGATGTACAGGGAATGCACTTCTAGATCGCCGCCCATCTTGACCTTATCCGATTGCAGTTCAATCAGTGTTTCGTCAGCATCGTGGTCTGGCCATGCGATAACTAACGAATCTGTGGTTGTCGCACCGTCGATGGATTGGATCGCATTAAAATAGCACTCCTCACCTTCTGGAACCGTTGGGCCAGATAAGGCGATCTCATACCCAAACAAGGCCGTGCCACCGAACGTGGACGTGCTATCGACGGCCAGCGTGCCATTAATCTCTACATCAGCAGAAAACACGGCGTCTTCGACCACACCAAGACCGCCAGCGATATCGACGTCATCCGAAAAAGTCTTATCACCAAGGATGGTTTGTGCCTCGCCCTGTGTTGGATCGCCTGCTTTATACATCGACACAAACCGATCCAAATCGGCAATCGTTGCACCGTCTGCATATACAGTCTCGATTGTTCCGCCGTCTGTTACCGCAAAATTGAAGGGGAACCGAATCTTTTGGGATGGTGAAGAATCCGGCGGTAATACGATGGTTGAAGCGTCATCACTCATTGCAGCAACAATCACTTCACTACCTGCACTCTGACTTGCCAGACGCCCAAGAATGCACACACTTTTCACAGACTGCGATGATGCACCTGCGTTGCCGAATGCAGCCACTATTTTTGCAATGTTTCCGGTTGCACTGCAAGCCGATATCGTTCCAGTTATGCCGTCATAAAATGCCGCCGTCTTGCTCGCAAGATCTGCGGCGTCTGTGGCTGCGGTTGTCCCAGACAATGCGCCTGTGAAAACAATCTGATTTGCACTTGTTGCCTGTGCGATAAGTGCTGCGCCGTCCGGTGTTACAATGTTTATACTGAATGGATTTGGCATGATTTATCCCTCCTACCACATGACCACATCGTCGTTGTCAAAATCTATGCATTCTGCGTTTGCCCGCTGTTCAAGTATGTGCTTGTATTTCCGCATAATATCGAATTGCGGCTTTAAACGATCCACACATCCATCATCAGCGATGAAATGGTGTGCGATCGCTCGCCTCAAACGCTCCATTCTGATCACAAGCTGCCAGTATTCAGCCTTTAGCCGCTCTTTGTAGTCATCAGACTGCATCCAATCGATTGTGTCTGACAGAGTATGTTTAAGATCCATGTGGGTTGCTCCTTATTCTTCCAAATACCAAACGCTTGCGACCGTATAAGACGTGTCGCTGTAATTTTCAAAACCAAGATTGCCAGAAATGCTGACCAAACTCATGCTGTCTCGAGTTACAAATCGAACGGTTTTTTGGACATCATCCGACGTTCTTAGCTGCAAGAGCGTATAGGTTTTCGCGTCGTCAAACGTGATTCTATTGCCAGAAGCATCATATAAAGATCTTCGCGTATTTATTGCGAGAACATAATTCGATTTGTCTGCATTAAAGTATGCGACTTTAAAATCAGTATATTTAACATACCAAACGCACGCAAAGTCAACGGACGTATAATACTGTTTGAACGCAAGATAACCCGATGAATTTATAAGGATAGAACTTTCCAAATACCTTTGTTCGGATAGGCAATTCACCTTATTGGCTTTAAGCAAACCAACGGCAACATACATTGCATTGTTATCATAGACAATCGGGTTTCCATCATCACCATATAGCGTGTAGGCTGTGTTTGCCATCGCCGTCATATCTGTTTTATCCGATTTCAGCCATGCGAACAGTGTAGGACGATCAAGTGTAAATTCAACTAATCTAAATGTCATGCTCGTTGAATGCGTAAATTGCAAATACCAATTAAGCCCGGCAATGACGGAGTTACTTTCATTTTGCGGCAGTTCATTTCCCGCTGATTGCAAGATCCTTGTGAGCGTTGGCTTCGGAAATGCTTTATACCACGCTTTATAGTTTGAGGTTGTTCCGCCATACGGATACGGATACAGGTTCCTATTGGATGAACCGCTCGCCGTCGCGTTTGCGTAAGTGCTGTTATACTGAAGATAAGCAACGTAGTGCTGTTGCGCTTTCGGATATATGCGAACCGTTATTGAAGTCCAAGCTATGCCAAGATACCCGCTTCCAGAATAATTCGTCGCCAACCACAAAGCGTTAGTGTCTAACAGGACATAAGCAAGTTTTGCATCGGCTGTCGTAGATGTGGTGTTAGCCGGTAAATCCGACGTTTTTTGTATGTCAATCGGAGTTCCGTTATACAGCAAAACATAATCGTTTGAATAGTCAAAGCCATCCCACCTCGTAGTGCATTCGGCGTCTGTATAGAGCCAATGGCGATATGTAGAACTAACGGCTATCCCATATCCAGATGTAACATTGCCTTGCGCCTGTTTTGTTCCACTCGCCATATACAGCGTAATCTCTGTATAAGCGGGTGTTGGCGGTGTAACCGGCTCGCACAGCGCGTCATTATCCCAATTTTGCGCCGGTATTCCTGCGCGCAATGGATAGATCGGTAAAGTGAAATCCTCTGAAAACGTGTAAATGATATCCCTCAATGCCTGTGAATTTCTGCTGAATCGAATAATATTCGCAAGCAAACGCGCCGTTGCATCGACACTCAAAACCGGCAAATCTGGATTCACTTCAATGTCGAAAACATCCAAAAGTGTTGCATCGATAAGCGTTCCATGCTCATCAAATGCAAGGTTATCTAAAACATGGACGTTTAACGGCACATTGTCGAAAATATAGTTGCACAAAACCTCAATCGCGTGAGGTGTGCCCAAATATCTATATATTTTGCACATCTCATACAACATCAAATCACGCGTCGATCGTGACAATTCTGGATAATACTGCGCAACGCCGTATTGATCATAGAGCGTTTCAAGCTCTTCATCAGTCAATGCGGCGATCACTTCAAGCGTCAACGGCGCATCGATGCTTTTCACGCGCTCCGATATCGGTTTTATGATACTATCCAAAGCATCCATCAACCAGGCGATTTTGCTTGCAAAGCGCGGTAATAACTTTCGTGATTCGATGTTTGACAGCTTCATCATGCACCCGCCTTATCATCAAATTGAATATTCCAATTGAACGATGTGATTTGCAGGACGTTTCCTGGCGGCGGGTAAATTGGCTTCGGCGCTGTGCTGTAGATAAGCCCCAACGGTTTCGCATCTGTACAATACACCCCGTCATCATCCACCGCACAGAGTTTCGCGCATAGTTCTTCAAAGACAAATGGACGGTTGATCGTGCGTTTGATTTCATCCGCATATTCATTGATTATTCTGGTATTCCTTGCGCTCGCAACCGCACTAAACCGCGTTGGATATGTTGTTTGTATAGTCTTTGTGAGTGATTCCGTGTACGTTGGCGCATACGACGTTACGACCAGATCGCCTATCGGTCTGAATGCTTCATCATCGCAAGCGTTCTGAACGATTTCAACGCAATCATGATCGGGATCTGAATCCGCGTCCGATAAAATGAAGATCTGAACCTTGCCTTTTTGATATCCAGAATCATCCTGGTGAAGAACATAAACATCAGTCACACGTGAATCAGCGTTTTTTGCACGCGCTTCGTATGCCTGATAAGTCCCCGCACCGGCGAAAGATTGAATCTGAACCTTTAACCATGCTCTGAATGCATCATCATCACCTTCCATCGATGATGTTCCGCCGGATGTCATGTTTGTGTTATGCGCTGCGGTGATATAGGTTCCACCGGAAACGATATTATCAATCGCGTTGGCGGGTATTCCATTGTATGAATCACCCGGTTCTACCGCATACAATACGTGTGATTGTCCGGTATAACCTTGAAATTTGTAACGGTTTGTGAATTGCCGCCCGCTATCATCTTCAACGATGATCGCGCCTGCGGGGATATTGATATAGTCGTATTGATAATCAAAGCTGAATAGCGCCGTTGCGCTGTATCCCTGCGGACGTGATTCAATTCCGTAATTTGATGCGATTGCGTCCAGGAATACACCGTTTGCGCTATCGATGAAGCGGTTCAACGTTGCGTCGTTGATCTTGCCGATAAGCACAGACCACACATAAGCGAATGCGGCTGCGGCTGCATATTCATCACTACCAATTTGCAGTGTTTCGCCGGTTTCGTTATAGTATGCGGTCTTGATCGCGTCTATAAGTTCACGTGCATCGATGCCAATCAAATCAATATCAGACATTGGATCCCCCTCGAATGTTCACAGAGTAGGAAAAGACGCCATCAGAACCGGCTTCTTTCACGCCAACAGAATCAACCACAACAGACGGAAACCACCTATTCACTTCAACCTGCAAGCTGTTTCGCGTGATTCGGTTTGGTGAATCAACAACACCACCCATACCGAAAGACCTAAAAAGGCAATGTTCACCAGCAACGCACTGAATCATGTTTGCCACATTTTGGCCAATATTTTGAGCCATGATCACCCCAATGTTGAAACGGCTGTATAAAGCGTTTCGCGCCGCACAAAGCCTTCTGTGAAAGCAAGTGAAACAGCCATCGCCGGAAAGATAGATTGACAATCCGTCACCGCCGAAAATTGAGCGGAAACAACAATAAATTGTGAGATTTTGCGCCAATTCCACCACAGATCGACCAGCTCACCCACAACCGATTGCAGTTTATCGATATAGTCGAAAATGTGCAAGAATCCATTATCAATGCACATCTGATTTGTGAACGAAAGCTGCATTGAAGCTGTTAAAGCCGTATTGCGCTTGCGAAATACAAGGCTTTGCGGCCTTTTGCTGTAGTCGTATGCGAAGCGCTGTGACAAATCCAGACCATCACCGGTGCTGAACGATGAAGCACCAACAATCGGTATCACCACGCCATTTTGAACAATGTAGTTTTCCATGATGAACCCCTATGGGATCGGGATAATTGGCATTGATGCCGAATTGGTTTCGGTTCGTGAAAGCGTTGCCGGTGTTGTGCCACCGCTTTCACCGGAAATATAGATCGCGCGTGCATCGCCGCCGTCAACAACAGAAATTTTGTGAATGTGATCTTGCAATGATATGTCATCCGCAACCACATCACCATCTATCGATGTAATGTCTTTCTGAACCGTCAATGACTTTTTCACCGTGACATCGGCGTCAATAAAGTATTGATAATCCGCGTTACCCTCGCCAAACACAGCGAATCCGATCCCTGTGACATCATCGACAATGCCAAACACCACATCGCCAATACCAATATTACATTGTGATTTTCGCAAATATGGCGGTAAATACAGATTCACGTGAATATTCATATCCATCCGGTTTGCGGCTTTGATTTGCGTATTGTAACCGGCTGAATCATTATCACCAGCGAACGCTTCAACTACGAAAAAACCGATCATAAGCCCTCCAGATAATGAAGCTCCAAGCTCATCACGTTGTTAAGCCAATCGAATTCATACCATTCGATCATGCAAGGTATCAGCGAATCATTGGATCGAACGATAACGGCGCTATGTGTGTTCAGAGATTGATTGATTTCGGATTGCACAACAATTGAATTTTTCTGATATCGTGCATAAGACAAGCATTTACAAGAATAATCGGCGCTGCTTCTGAACGGCGAGTAAATGTGGATCGCTGTCTTGTCCAGCGTTCCGGATGTGTACTGATTGATGCCATCATACCAATAGCACCCGTTGATCGGCTCGCTGTCTGTGTCTGCCTGCATATCAACGAATTCAATTTCTGTTTGTGCGTTGATCGTTTCAGGCACATTCACACATGTAAGCACACCATCACGGATCGACATTATAAATCCAGCGCCGCGCTGCAACTCTCTGATCGCGTCAAGCGGCGATCCAAACGCTCTGTAATAATCAATTCGACCTGTGGTGATACACTCGCATGTAATACCGGCGGACGCCGCCAAATCATCGATAATGGCCTTTAATGACGTATCCTGATAGGTGTGCGTGATCGCTCGCATCGATTGCGGTTTGTACACGCTGCCAACGATCGAAAGCTGCTCATCAGTGAGATCGGCTTGCACAATGTAATATAGCGTTTTGCCCTGTGGCAATGCAGCTTCTACAGTTCCACCGCTCAATAAATCCCTCAAAAATCCTTCGCGATTGACAAGATCCATATCTGAACCAATCGAAAGCACCACGGTTATTGCATCCGGTGTGGTTATCATTTGGTTGACGCCAGCGAAATCCTGAATTGTAAGACTGGATGCACCCACACTCAATACAACGCCAGGCAATGCATCAAAAGGTTGTGTTTCAAGTGCATTTTCGCGTGAAACATTTTTCACCGCTTTCACACCTGACCACACGCAATCGCATTCAATCACGCCAAATTCTGGCGAGTAGGTTTTGTTGATGTTTGTTAGAGCAAATTCCAATTCTGGATAAATCGCATATCTGCCAAGCCGAAATACGCCGCTTTGCGCCGTTCTGCTTGTGATTGTTGCGTCTATCAATGCAAATATAGTTTGTGGCTCAAAACCAAAAGTTTTGCATGACGCGAAATCGATGTGCAATTTGGCTGATATTTCTGCGGTCTCAAATCCTCGTGAAGTCACATATCCGCCGTAATGCTGAACCGTCCTTGCTCGCTTTTGCCAGGATATGCTTTGGACGAAACACATCGGCAGGTTGAATTCTGCACATGATAAATACTGCATATCATCTCCATGCCGGTTTGATGATTCTGATCACAGATCCATCACTCCACGGTGTGGCAATAACCGCATTTTCGACAACAACACGATCGGGAATCACAACAGATTCACCACCATCAAACACCACAACATCGCTGTGATTGCGGTTTGATTCCATGATAAATGGAAATTGGAATTCATCACCATAAACTTTGTATGCGATAGAATCCCATGTATCACCTTTAGCGGCTGTATATTTCATCGCCCAAGCCTCCCGTTTAACCATGCACTATTCATCATTGCACGCGTGAAATCGCGTGATTTTACGGCTTGCGACAAGCTCAAAGCGGTTGTTTCGTTTCCAGACATGCTAAAGTTCTGAATCAAATTCTGTGTCAAATTCGCGCTTCTCGCCGCACGCGAATGATCCAACGGGATCACCATTTCCGCTCCACGCTCACCGCAAATAGAAGGCATTGAAGCAATGCCCCCATTTGATTCGTATGCGCCACTAACACTTTGTGAATGTTCGCCGAACCAATCTTTTTTACCTCCGAAAGACCAGCCGCTTTTACGGATTGGGCCAGATCCCCAATGCTGTGTTGTTGTCCCGTCTGCATTCACGGTTTCGACCACGCCAGTTCCCTCTGTGATTCTATTCTTGATCTCATCGGTATCAGACACAAGACGATCAAGCCATTCAACGATCTTTGATATTGTCTTTGTGAAAAAATCGGTGATTGAATTCACAAACTTTTCGCCCTTCGATGAAGTCACAAACTCGCTCAACTTCTCCATAATCGGTCCAAGCACCTTCACAACATTCTGCAATAGCTTCATTCGTGCTTCTTCAAATTCGCGCATTGTTTTTGCGGTTTTTTCCGCCTCTGTCATCTGGATAGATGATGATTCAATCGTTGCCGCCTCTCTCAATCCGGCGAAGCTGATTTGCGAAAGCGCTTGCATTGCCTGCTGTTTATTGGTTGCACCATACACACCACGTGTTTGGGTTGATTTTGTGGTGAAATACTTTTCAGCGAAATCAAAGATATTTTCATTCGCACCGCGCTGCGCTCTCAGAAATGCATTAAACACGCGATCAAGTTCATCCTGTGTATCATACGCACCAGACCCTTGTAACGCTGAATAGATAGATAACAAGTCTGTCATTGACGCGTTTGCAAAGTTACCCTGGCGGATGTTCGCAATCCTGTTCGTCGCTTCCTGAATTTGCTGAACCGTTGCGCCGGTTTGACCTTGTATAGCTTTCATCCGGTTGGCAAAAACGCCAAAATCTGCGGCTGTTGCTGCGCCTGTGTTTTGCTGCCGGAACATTGCAGCCGCTCCAGGAAATTTGATTTCAGCGATTGCAGCGCTTGCCACTTCATCACGGTTCTTCATGCCCAAAACGCTTGTAACTCTGTTTATAGCATCGACTATGCTTGTATAGTCCGCGCCTGTTTGCGTGTATAGCTGCCCCAATAATGCGTTTTTCTCATCGGGTGAAAGATTCATCCGAATCCGGTTTGCTTCGCGTTCCCGCTCAACCTGTGCACCCGCGCTCGAAATCGCCATGCCGCCAACCGCCAAAGCACCGCCAACAATGCCAGCGCCAACAATGCCAGCGCCTTTTGCAACGGTTCCGGCGGCTTTTTTTATCAGCTTATAACGGCCTTCTGTAGTCTTTAACGCATCGATAAACTTAAATTGGGCTTTTATCTTTTCGCGAATTGCTTTGATATCATCTTTAACCAATCCTGACAGTTTTTTGGATTGTACACTTTGCGCCTGAACCGCCTTGATCTCACTCTGTGACAATTTGAGCTTTGCGCGCATTTCTTTGTTGAGTTTCAAAGCCGATTTAAGTTCATCATCGCTCGCAATCATCACATCTTTTTGAATGCGTTTGATTTCTGCATCAATCTCTTTGATGCGCTGCTTGTCTGCTTTGCTCTTTCCAAGCGTTTTGCGCTCTTTTTCAAGATCTGAAAGTCTTTCACGCATCGCTTTACCCTGTGCGGAAAGAGCAAAGGTGATATCAGTGTATTGTTTTTCAAGATCCGAAACGGCCTTTTTTGACGCCTTGTTGAATGCAGCGATTTCCTTTGTCGAATCACCTTCGGCTTCAACGATATCTTTCATGCTTTCAAGCATGTTTTCAACATACTTGTTCGCTTCTTTCATGCCGGATGAAAGATCGCCTTTTATGGCTTCGCTCAGGTCTTTAAACTCGCGCTCGATGTTATTAACGTTCGATCGTGTTTCGTCGCTTTGGTTGATTTCAAGCTCGATTTCATATTTTGAAACGCGTTTCCCAGCCATTTCACTTTCCCTTTGTGACGATCTCGTTATAACTCGCCGCGATTGTTGGGAATGTATCCAAAATCATGTCAACCGGCGTGTTTAACAGCTCAATGATTGACGTGTGAAATGAATTCGCAAACATTCCACACCATCCAAACATATTATACCAGAATTTTCGGCAATCACGGCGCGCTATTCCACGCCAGCTATAAAAAAAAGCCCTATCTTTTCCAACTCCAAAAGATCCTGAAACGATATCTTGTCGATATCATCCAAACACACCTTGTTACCAGCGTGATTTACAGCTGCAATCCATGCCGTTGCCATCCGAAATTCACTGCTTGCCGTCTTTGTCAATGATACATCAGAATCTATTGCAACACCTCGCAATCTCGCTTCAAGCCTCGATATATTGCGATAATCGATTGCACACAAATTTTCAAAATTAAACTGTAGTTCACTCACCTTTTCACCGGCAAGCGTTGTAATCGGCTTTGATAAAATCAGTGTCTCCATATCATACCCCAAAAGAAAACGCCGCAAAAGCGCGGCGTTTGTCTTTATAACATCTTTTCAAGCTCTGATCTATAATCAACACCGTTTATTCTCAAAACGCTGTTTAGCTTGTCAATGTATCGAATTTCCTGATTATCTGACATAAGTTTGTAGAACGTCAAATTCACCGTGACCGTTCCGGTTGTGTTGTTGCCAGGATTCACACTGTTGCCGCCATCTTCTGAAATGATGCCTTTGCAAACAGCAACAAACGGAACCAAGCGAAACCCCGTTCCATCTGCCTTCTTTTGCTCCTGCCCCCACTTGATCATGTAATCACGCAAGCCGTATCCATGCAATTTTGATTGGATGATTGATGGTTCACAGGTGATTGTTAGTTGCATTGAGTTCACACGCGTTTGATCAACGCATTCCATTGATCCCATTGATTGAGCTTCAACGGTTGGGTGTGAGATGGACGGCAAACCCACTTCCGCAGTATCAACGATAATCGGGTATTGCTCGAATTTGCCATCTTTCCCGATGTAAACGGTGCAACCTTTAACGATTGTAAGCTGATCAACAGTTCTAAACATGATTCACCCCCCTTATTCTTCCTCTGTAAGCACCGATAAACCGGCGGCTGTATAAGCAACTTCGGCCTTCAGATACTTTGCGGGCGGCGTCTCTGTGCATTCAAACGACCAAACAAATCTACCCTGTTGCAGCGCATCGGTTGAGTTGTTTTCCGCCCTGAATTCAACAACCGGATTTCCAATAAGAACGTGTCGCGCTTTGAGTTTATACAGAAAATCTTGCTCATACGTGATGATATCATTGCGCATCGCAAGATCCATCGGGTTATCAATCTCGAATCTGTGCGAAAGCTGAAAGCGGTTAAGAATCATCAGCTGAACACGAATGTAATTATCAAATCTGTACAACTCATCCGATACAGATCCACCGGCAAACAGTGAAGTGTGATCGCCCCACGTGTGATAAACGCCGTTCCCGTAATAGATGTAAGAACAGATGCCGTCAGCACTCAACTCTGTAGCTGTTGCTTCTGGTAAATCGACATCGTGAACAGCTCTCGACTTAACCGTTACAACGGCAGACGAAACATTCGCCGCGCCAGTTTTGAATTTGAGCGCCAAAACACCATTGTGATTGACCAGCGAGGGATCTACAATTTCGCCAGATGTAACGGTTATGTCTGCAATATAGTATTCGACATCATCCTCAAACTGGACATCGGTTCCACTCACTTCAAGATCTTCGGTTATGTAGTTTATTTGTGAAGCCGTTGCGCTGATTCCATCACAAACACGCTTGCCATCTTCATAAATAACAACCCCGCGAATACCAGGGATCGGCAAATTGCCGCCGCTTCGTCCTGGCGCGTTGTAATCTGCATCACTTTTCGCCTGCAAACATGCACGAATTGCAGCGCCGGAAACGGTATAACCGCCGCTTGTCCGGACGTGCCCCCAAACCGCCAGTGCATGACCATCAGCAAGCACCTTATCATCGATAATTGTGTCTGCTTGTGCAACGTTTGACGGTTCAATAATTTGATCGCCCGAATCGTTGGCGAGATCATACATTAAAAACGATTGCCAATGACCAGCTGCCTTCTTTGCAATTGCATCAAGCGCTGCAATTACACCGTCGTCATCAACAGAAGGTGCACAAAGGATATTAACTGCGGTTGGGTTGTCCCTTAATAGCTTTTCGATCGCATACACGCCAAGATATTCAGATGCATCGCCAAGATAATCATCCTCATCAAAAATCATATCATGCGAAACGGGAATCATGTAAACCTTGCTGATTCCTGCGATCTGGAATGCAGCGATCGCGGCCTCGCTCAAATTGTAACCGTCTCCAGGTTCACCACCAAGTTTTGTTTTGTAATCTCTCATCGATGTGATCAAAACCGGCTTGTTCAGATCGCCGGATTTGCTCGCACCTACAAAGATCACGTTTGTCTCAGTTGATACAGGTGTTGCACCGATACTTGCAACAAGCTGCGCATCAACCCCATATAATTCAGTCGCCATAAAATCGGCCCTCCCTGTATTTATAGCATGTTTTCAAGTTCAGTATTCGGCAAAGATTCAATGATCTTTTTAACATCTGATTCAAAAGATACTGTGCATTCGGCATACGGAAAAGAATCCAAATACGGCGAAGGAGTTTGAAGCTCAACGTTTGATATATCGTGATCGGTGTTTCCCATCCGCTTCAACGCAAGATAAACCTGTTCAGCGAGTATCAAACAATATTTGTAGAGCTCAGACCGAACGCGCGCCGTGTTTATGTCATCGCCGGTTTTGTATTCATAGACATCCGGTTCATTCTGCAAAGGCTTTGTGATTTCCTTGTCTTGCAATGCTGCATTGCAAACGCAGACATGAACAAGATATTGTGCAACACCTTGATCATCAACGCTCAAAAGCTGAACACAGATCGCCGGTGTATGCAGCGGCAATCCATCCGACAAATCATCGTAGGTAAACGCGTAAACGACGGGCTTTGATTCGTTGTAAGTCTGCGTCGAATCACTGCTTTTCCACCTGAACGTTAAAGCGTTCATTCGCTCTTGCAATGATTCCACGATCTGTTCTGTGCGAACTATTAAAGACATTATCGAACCTTTCCGCGTTCAAGCGATAAAACGACCAATCCGCGAACGGTTGCCGCATCTATGATTTTATATGCCACCGAATCGACATAGATGATTGCATTCTTCTTCAAGCAAGCCGAAAATGATGCATCTTTTGGATCGATGAAGTAAAGTGTGAAACTGAAAGCGTTTAAAGGCGATACATCACTGGTAAACTGTATGTCTGCGGCTTGCAAAGACGCGTAAAGCGTCTTTTTTATGGATCCGCACTGAATTACAGTTTGACGCGTAAAATCGCGAAATTCGTTCATAATGAATGATAGATCGCTCTCTACTATATCGCCTAAACGCTGCATGATTCCCCCGATTAGGTTGCTGTGCCAAGTGAGACCCAGCGCCAAATTGAACGCGGCGAGGGTAATGGATTTGATGCACAGCGCACTTCTACTCGCTCTTTATCCTGATTGATAAAGACATAGACAAGGTATTTTCCAACGATCTGCTGAATTGCCTGTGCATTACGATCAATGATGCGCATTGGATTTGGCAATGATGCCGCACCACAAAGCGTTCTGCCGCAATTAGGCGCAAGAACACAACAGAAATTATCCGGCAGATACAAATGCCAGCCCAAACTATCCTTATAACCTGCATTATAAGTGATAAGGTTCAACACATGACCGTTAAACTGTGCCTGACCTACGCATTTTGCACCCTCGATTTCTTCACTGAACAAGCCATTCACATTTCCATTCGCAATGGCTGTATAATGAAATTGATCAACAAAGCCGCCATTCGGCCCAATCATCGCCGCTCGCAGATATCCCCACATCTTTTCAGACATAAGAAGATCCACAGCTTCGCCGCCGTGTGTGACAAGGGCTGTCACCATGTCGCAAACGTCTTTATATGGATCGGCTGAATTCGCTCCGGTTCCGGTTCCATCCCAATTCTTTGTTGCTGTTCCGCTGCCGTCAAAGCCCTTGCCAGGGATCACAATCTGCGGATTTGTTGCGCCACCGGTTGAATCGAAATATTCAACATCGATTGTAACCTGTGTGGAATCAGTTGGGCTTGTATCCATTGTGAATTGAATCGCGTTGTCCTGCAATGCAGACACGCAAAGAAGCTCAATGGAACGGCTTGCGCGGTTGATCACACGCGCCGCTTTGATTCTCAAAAGTGCGTCCTGTGCATCAGCGTGAGAAGGCGAAAGATCGTTGCGACAAAGTGATTCAAACAGAATGCGATCTTTATCGGCGGTATCAATCGTGTCCATTACGCCAACGCGAGGCGGGATCACATTCTGCGCAAAATATGAAGTGGTGTTACCGTCCACATATCCACGCGAAACAAAAGCACCGCGCTCGAAATCGCCGTTGTCGAAATCGAATGTTACAGATTTCGCGTCGAAAAGATCTTCCGGTTCATTGGTGGGAAAGTATCTTTCTTGCAAAAGTTTTGGCCGCTTATCTTCGACTAAAAGCATACGCGGCTGCGCTGTCTGATCATAAACAGAAATAGTAGCACCCATGTTTTCACCCTCCAAAATTGTTGTTAGTCGTTACCCACAAACCGTTCAAGATTTGGGTATTTCTCGTTCATACGTTCCAGTTCTGCTTTGGGATTCTCAACCGGCGATTTAATGACGGAATCAGTTGAAACGCAGGGCTTTGAAACGTTTGCGACACGATCATAAATAGCTTTTAATCGTGCGTTATCACGTCTATCACCGCCGCATTCTGCGTTCATTTCTTCGATCTTGCGTAGACGTTCGTCGTATTCATCAAGACGTTCCGCGATGCGCTCAAGCAATTCTTCAACCGAAGGCTGCCGGATTTCATCTTTTTTCACTTCCTCTTCTTCAATGATTTCATCACCATTGACGGGATCTAACTTCTTTTCCTCATCCATGCTTTTTTCTCCCTTTGCACAGGTTGACAAATATTTGGCGCATAAAAGCGCCTGTTCCCTATCGTTTTGAGCATTAAAGATACCATCAATAAGCCCAATTTCCAACGCTTCATCAGCGGTGAACCACCGATCTTTCTTCAAAGATTCTTCATCATATTCCGGCAAACGCTTTTTTATAACGGCGAGCTGTGCCGTGTTTGCGATCGCGATCCCTTCGTCCTTCTTTCCTTCCGGATTCCATGCAGAATGAATCATTATTGCCGCTGTTGATGCCATCTCGATCACATCACATGCAAGAACGATATCGGCAGCGCTCGATGCCGCAAGACCGTAGACACGTGCGATAAACCTTGTTCCCTGCGATTGTGCTTCCTGAATCTTTTGAAACACCGCATTCCCGTAGAAAACAAGCCCGCCGTGTGATGTGATCTCGATGATGATTTCTGATTCTTTTGGCGTTCGATCGATGAATGATGAAAAATCATACATCGTGCGTTCATCGATATCGCTAAATATTTGATATTTGTAGGTTTCCATTTTTAAACCTCTGTAACTTCAACATCTTTGGTTGGCTGATCGACGGTTCCGGTTGCCTTGTGTCCATAAAGTGCCATCGCCGCCTCATCCCTCGTTACAAGTCCCAATTGAATCGCTTTTGTCCATGCATCCAACTCTTTTGTAGGATCCAGACACAAAGCGGTTGGCGCTTGCCATTGAGACGTTAAACCAGCGATCTTTGAAAGCTCAAAATCTCCGGTTTCATCATAACAAAATTGCTCAAACACTGGACGCACAAAGTTATCGATGAAAAATCCACGATAACGCTTAAATACTCGGTTTGCTTCTAACACTGAACCACGTGCACTTGAATATGTGCCGTCGTAATTACACGCCAAAACCTGCAATGGAATACCGATCGCGCTCGCAAGCATTCCAGTTTGCGAACGGATATAATCTCCAAACATTGCATTTGGATTTGTTGGCTGCAAGAATTTCACATCTTCACCAGGCTTCAAACTCCACAACTCGCCCGCTGAAACCGTTTTTGGCCTCGGATAGAATTTATTGAGCATTGCACGTGCATCAAATTCTTCTGGTGAATCAACAGATAAACGCATCGTTGGCGCGCCCTCGTTGCTGTTTTCCGGCGTCTCATCCGGTTTGACGCCCACTGGAATGGGTGCATCAAGATCACGCGATAAAAGCGGTTCTGTCTCATCCATCGTTGGATTTTCCGACGTGATGAAACCCCAAACGGATGATTGAAATTGCGCTGCCTGCTCAACGCTGCGAATGTAACCCGTGGTTGCATGAAGTGATTCAATCGTTTCGGATAACATCGGTATTCCGCGATATTGATCCGGTCTGTTCTGCGCGAACAGATGAAGAACGATCGGCATACCGTCATCATCAATGGATGGTATGCGTTCGATCTTTTCCGGCGTTATCAGATAAGGCGAATTGATATAGTCCCGCAATATCCAGTATGCAACAGGCATTGAATCATCATCCAGTTCCACGCCATCAATGATCCGGTTTCCGTTGTCTGGATTGATTCTCACCAGCGATAATGCATCGCCATCTTCTGTGCCATTCTGCAAGTAGTATGGTGTTTGCACGCGGTCTGATTCGATTGCACGCCAACAGGATTTGTTGCTTTTACGGCGTCTCAAATAGAACACATCACCGGACAACAGCCAATTTCTGCACGCCAAATTCTGCATTTGCAAAAAGTTCTGCTTGTGCTGCGCATCAAGCAAACGCATGTGCGAAGCAAGGTTAAACCGCTTTTTGAGATCATCGGCAAAAGTTTTGTCGATCGACATCTCTGATTCATCCGGCGAGACATAAGTCAAACCTTCGCCAACAATGCCGCCTGTCATTCTATCGATCGCCGCCGCCGCCATCGGATTTGAGATCGCCAGCTGGCGTGAACGAGACACAAGCAACCACCGAACCGGTATGGTATCAGCCGTAGCGCTGCCCGAATAGCTGTTAAATCCGGCGAGTGTCTGCGACATGAACGATCCGCCAGCACCGCCATATCCAATGTTAAATGGGTTAAATGGTATCATCACCACCCCCAATATCTAACGCATTGCGGGTTTGTGTAGACGCATGTGGAAACACGTCGCACGCTTCGACCTGTCAAGATGCAGTCGATTTCATCAATGCGAATTCGCGTTGCATCTATCCACTTTTGCAGCTTGTCAAGATCGAGTTTTGTTCGTGAAATGCTGTAATGACCAAGATTGTAAGATGTGATTTCACCGCTGATAAGGCCGTGAAGCGCTTTGATCGCATCTGCCAGCGCCGCACCAAGCGAAGCACGTTCATCAATAAGCATCTGACGTTTGGTTGTGTAGATGTATTCTGGCATTGCTTCACCTATAAGTGTTTGAATTTCTTTACCGGCTGCGGCTGTTGCTGCGGCTGTGCATCGGCGGTCTGTGGTGAATTATGTGGATGTGCATCGACAACCGGATCGGCCTTTGGTGATTCGGCTGGCTGGTTCTGGTTTTGCTTTTTCTTTTTTGCCATGTTTCCGCCCTCGTAATCCAAACCGGTTAAATAGTATCGATTGAGATAATAATTTGCGGCTGCCATCGCATAAATCCGACAGTCAAGCGGTTCATTGTCGGTTTTGGATCCATAAGGCGCGATCCATTTTCCGCCGATCTTTTTCTCGCTCAAAAGACCGCAAAAATATTCGTAACCATACCCACAGCCATCAATATAATGCAATCTTTTGTCGCCTGCAACTGTCAAAACTGCTAAATTTGCTAATTCGTCTTTACCCGCATTAACACCAATCATCTGAACAACGCATTTACCCTTTATGCCTGCATTCAGCTTTAAACGCTGTTGCCGTCCAATTAACGGATCTGGCGTGTCTGGATTGTTTGTAACAAAGCCTTTGATCGGCATGAAGCGCCTATTCCTGAATGAATACATATACACCGCGTTCGTTCTATGACCACCAGAATCACAGAATGCAAAACGCGGTTTGATCTCTGTCCCGTCGTGCTTTTTGTATGTGCGGTTAAACACTTCCTCAAATTTTTTCCACACATCCGGTTCACTCGGATCGCCCTCCAAAATGCTGTAATCCAAGCCATAAATGTGTTTTAAATCGGCGCTAAAACCAGCCGTTTCACAGAATAGGCATTTATCATGCGTGTCAAGACCGCACACGATAAACGCAACGTCAACCGGCAAACAATCCGGCGAATAATCGTCGTTTGATTGCTTCATAAGCTCTTCTGGTGCAATGTCAATTGAATCTTTGTGCTTGTACACTTCCGCAAGCCTTGTATTTCTAAAGCTCTGATAACTCGCCTCACCAAGCGCCTGCGATTGTTCTTCAAGCCGCTTTAAATAATCCCAGGTATAGAAATGGTGACAAAGTGTTCCAAAAATTTCAAACGACCGCAAACGCCTTCCATATTTATCGATAAACGGTTTGCTGTTCTTTGGTTCAGAATATCGATGATGCAATGCAATAACATCTTGTTCGTTGTACACCTGACCGCATTTTTTGCAACAATAAACAGGTGTATCACCGTTAAAATCGATATCATCAAACCGAACGTCCATAAATGCTCCGCACTCGCACTCACAACCCCACGTTTCCTGTGTTCCGATCAAAAAGTTCTGGTTGACGCGGCCTTCGTAAAGTGTCGGTGTCGATGTGATTAAATACATACCGCGAAAGCGCATCATGCGTTGTATTGCGTTTTGTAGTGGATCGCCTTCGCCGATTAGTTCAATTGGCCATGCATCAACCTCGTCGAAAGCGCAATATTTAGACGGCGTAGAACGCAAATCTGACGGGCTTTTTGCGCTGCAAAGGAATAAGTTTGCACCGTTGCCCAATCCGATATTAACAACGCTGTTTGATTTGTCTGGATCCTTTGTGGCTGAATTCTTTGGGTTATTGATTCCCCTGGTGCGAAGGAAAGGTCTGATCCTCCCCCTGCTCATCTTTTCGGCACTTTTCTGTGTATCCAGAATCACCATTGTATTCGCTCGATCATACTCCACGATCCACGATAGGAAATTCTCGATCATGGTGGATTTGCCGATTTGAGCGGGTGACTTGACAACAACGCCGCAAACGCCAGCAATATCAGACAAAGACGCCGTTGGCGTCTCCAGGTATGGAGTTTGATCAAAACTAAACATTGCAGATGTGGACGGCATGTAACGCGTCATCACGGCGAGCCTTGCGGCGTCCATCATCGGGCGTGATTGCAAAACGTTTAACTTGTACATTCGATCTTCTGGATGAATCATTTGCTATCCTTTTTGATTTTCGCATTTTTCGCAACTGATTCAGCAACCGCCGCAGACGCTGCATTCTTTTCTGATTTGGTTGATTCGATTGTTAAATGCAAACGTCTCTCGCTTAATCGCTGCAACGAATCATCAATAAACCGTTGCAGTGTTCTATATTGATCCGTCGTTGTTGTCGGAATAACACTTTGAACTTTATCGGGGATTTGTCTTAACATTCTAACAAAATCGACAAGAAACGAATCAAATTCGGATAACGCAACTTCGATGCGGCAAAGTTCCCCAGCCTTGTCTGCTAAATTTAATTCGTCTTTTAACACATTTAGTTCAATTTGGCGCATTTTGGCAAAATTTGTCCTGCGTTCCACTTCGGACGGATCAACGTCCATCGCTCCATGCAAAATGTATTTTGTTTCATCTTTCTTTGCCATATATGCACATAATTCGGCAAAACGAAAAATTATGTAAATTTTTCGTGGAGGGGGGTCTCGGCCT